GCAATGTAGTCAACTCACAAAAGATTCCATTGTCATATAGTCCTCGTGAAAAATTATTGGCACGAATTGAAGGTATTGATAATGACCAAGATCCGTTAAAGCAACCATTTGCCATTACACTCCCTCGTATGGGGTTCGAGATCACTGGGTTTGAATACGATTCATCTCGTAAACTCACAACGATTAATAAATTTGTTCGACAAGATACAGCGAATAAGGATGTTCGGTCGTATCAATACAATCCTGTACCATATAATATCACATTTGATTTATCAATTTTTGTGAAGAATACATCAGATGGTACAATGATTATCGAGCAGATTCTTCCATACTTTACACCTGAATGGACTACAACCGTTCAGTTGCTTGACGATCCTAATATCACGCTGGATATTCCATTGATTCTGACTGCGGTATCACAAGACGATGTATATGAAGGTTCATTCGAAGAACGGCGGTCATTGATCTGGACACTTTCGTTTACAATGAAAGGTTACTTCTTTGGACCAACTAAGAAGCAAGGTGTTATCAAACTTGCCAATACTACATTCTTTGATGCAACATTATTTGATAATATTGATGATGCAATTGGTGAAGTAGAAGGTTTGGATCGTGTTGCTGTTTACCCTGGACTTGATGCAAATGGTAATCCGACCACTGATGCAAATAATACAGTTGATCGTGATGATATTGAATCAACCGATGATTATGGAATTATTACAAATATTGAGGATTTATGAGCAAGGATAAGATGAGTGAAATACTTGATTTGGAACCAATTTCATCTGATGACGATAAATTACCAATTCAATATCACGAAAACAAATTAAAAACCACTGACGAAAAACAAGTAGAAGCGGACTTGAAATATGTTCGTGATAATCTTTATGATTTAATTTCCAGTGGTTCTACTGCAATCGACCAAATGATGTCAATTGCAGATCAATCACAGCATCCTCGCGCGTATGAAGTATTATCCAATATGATTCGTCAAATGGTCGAAACAAATAAAGACCTTTTGGATATGCACGAAAAGAAAAAGAAAATTCAAACACAAGAGGAACAAAAATCCTCTACTGTTAATAATAATCTTTTTGTTGGTTCTACTAAAGACATACTTGAATTGATGCAGAAGTCCCAAGAAAATAATGATTAAGGACATTCTTGATTATAAAACCTATCTAGGTAACTCTCAGTTAAAACGTTCGGGTGTTGAACTTGAATGGACTCCAGAGATGATCAAAGAGTATGCAAAGTGCTCTAAGGATCCAATTTATTTTTCTGAAAAATATATTCAAATTGTTCATGTTGACCATGGTTTGATTCCCATTCAGATGTATGATTATCAGAAAGAAATTGTTGATAAAGTTTTTAATAATCGTCGGACTTGTGTAGTTACCTCTCGACAGGCTGGTAAAACAACAACTGCTGTTTGTATTATCCTTCATTTTGTATTATTCAATCCACATAAACTTGTTGCTTTGCTTGCAAACAAAGGTGATTCAGCACGAGAAATTCTTGATCGTATTCAGACTGCCTATGAACATTTGCCAAAATGGTTACAGCAAGGTGTTGTTGAATGGAACAAAGGTAGTGTTGAATTTGAGAATGGTTCGAAGATTATTGCTGCAGCCACCAGTTCAAGTGCCATCCGTGGTAAATCTGTTTCGATGTTGTATATTGATGAAACCGCATTTGTTGAAAATTGGGAAGACTTTTCATCATCGGTAATGCCAACAATTGTATCAGGCACAACAACAAAGGTACTATTCACATCAACACCTAATGGTTTGAATCACTTTTATAAAACATGTAAAGGTGCACGAGAAGGAACCAATGGCTATCAATTTGTTGAGGTGAAATGGGATTCGGTTCCTGGTCGTGATGATAAATGGCGCGAAGAGTATCTTGCATCAATTGATTTTGATGAAGAACAATTCGAGCAAGAAATGTGCTGTGAGTTTCTCGGAAGTTCAGGTACATTGATTTCAGGTTGGAAATTAAAACAGTTGACCTATGATGAACCACTGAGTAGAAGTCATGGTATTTCAATGTATGTTCAACCAACGGAAAAGCATTCATACGCAATGGTCGTTGATGTTTCCCGAGGTAAAGGTTTAGATTATTCGGCATTTCAAATAATTGATGTGACAAAAATGCCGTATGAGCAAGTGTGTGTTTATCGTGATAATATGATAACACCAATTGACTATGCAAATGTAATACACTCGCTTGCGAAACACTATAATAATGCTCAAGTGTTAGTTGAAATTAATGATATAGGTGAACAGATTTCAACAACACTTTTTGAAGATTTTGAATATGAAAATATGTTGTTCACGGAGAGTTCAGGACGAGCAGGAAAGAGATTGACTGCCGGTTTTAGTGCAAAAGGTGATAAAGGTGTTAGAACAACAAAATCTGTAAAAGCAAATGGCTGTTCAGTATTGAAACTATTGATTGAACAGAATCAATTGATATTACACGATTTTGAAACGGTAAAAGAATTATCCACCTTCAGTAAAAAGGCTAATAGTTGGGAAGCAGAATCAGGTTGTCACGATGACTTGGTAATGTGTTTAGTATTATTTGCATGGTTATCGAATCAAACATTTTTTAAAGATTTGACAGATATAAATACTATTGCAGAACTTCGTGATTTCAATGATGATCAGTTGATGGATCAATTAACACCTTTTGGTATTGTGGATACAGGACATGATTTGTATGAACCCGATACAGTTGTTTCAAGCAAAGGCGATTCTTTCCTGTTTAATGACACGTTCTGATAAAATCATCAAATTTATAAATAGTTATATTAAAAGTATAGTAAAACTATCCACAGGAGATAAAATATGTCTTTTCAATTAAGTCCAGGTGTACGTGTAAGAGAAATTGATTTGACAACTGTAATTCCTGCGGTTGCTACTACCGATGCCGTTACGGACGTCCAACAGCCGATAACTCTGAAACTTTTTTCACAGCAGCAAGTTTTCTAGCATACTCTGACAGTCTTTATGTCAGTCGTGCCTATCAAGAAGATATTAGTTTTAACGCTATCGCATCAACTGATACAGACGATGCGAGTAATTCCACTATTTTGGAACAAGCAGTAGTTAAAAATGATGATCATTTTGATACCGTTGTTGATTCACTTCCAGATGGTGTTGAATGGATTGCAAAATACCCAGGTGAATTAGGTAATTCACTGCGTATTTCAGTTTGTGATTCTGCAACAGCATTTCAATCAACAATTGATTTGACTGCTTACGATGAGGAAGCTAATAATAGTGCAAATACAACAGATCAACGTATTGATTTTGCTATTGGTTCAAACACTGCTACTGTTACCATCGAACATCCAAGTGATGCCGATGAATCATTGGCGGTTGTGAATCTAGTAATTGCTGATCTCCAGATCGGTGATGTTGTTCGCGCAGGTAATTCAAGTGTTGGTTTCCAATATTTGACAATCACCGATTTGACTAATAACGGTCAGGGTGGCGCAAATAACGCTTCTAGTTTCACCATCAGTTTTTCAGATCGCTATATTCTTTCACAGGCTGTTTCTGAATCTTCATTCCAACGTCGTTGGAGTCATTGGGATCTTGTTGATTTGGCTCCAGGTCAATCAACATATCAAGCAGCTCAAGGTAATGCAGCAATCAGTGATGAATTGCATGTAGTTATTTCCGATGAAGATGGTAAAATTACTGGTGTTCCGGGAACCATTTTGGAAGTTTACGAAGCATTATCTCGTGCAACTGATGCCAAAAATGAAGATGGCGGTAGCAACTTCTATAAAGATGTAATCAATGCTGGTTCAAGTTTTGTTTGGGCCAATAAAGATCGTGCAGGTGTTGCAACTACTACTGCCGCTAGTCTTACTGCGGTCGGTGCTGGTGTTGCACTGCCTTATGATGTATCATTTGCCGGTGGCGCTGATACACAATCAGAGGAAGCAATTCCTGTCGCTTCGGTAATGATGGCTTACGATCAATTCAAATCAGCCGAGGATATTGATATTTCATTGGTATTGGCAGGTAAAGCAAAAGGTACTACTCTTGCTAATTATCTGATTGATAATATTGCTGAACATCGTAAGGATTGCATTGTATTAATTTCACCAGAACGTTCTGATGTTGTCAATAATTCATCACCAATCGAGGAAGCTGTTGTTGATTTCCGCAATGCCTTACGGTCAACTTCATATGCCGTTATGGATTCAGGTTACAAATACATGTATGATAAGTACAATGATGTTTACCGTTGGATCCCATTGAATGGTGATGTCGGTGGTCTTTGTGCTCGTACCGATGACGAACGTGATGCTTGGTTCTCACCTGCTGGTTTCAACCGCGGTCAAATCCGTAATATTGTGAAACTTGCTTGGAATCCAAAACAAGCTGATCGGGATTTCTTATACAAAAATGGTGTTAACCCAGTGGTTAATTTCCCAGGTCAAGGTATTGTTCTTTACGGTGATAAAACATTACTGTCTAAACCATCCGCCTTTGATCGAATTAATGTTCGTCGGTTGTTCGTTGTCCTTGAAAAAGCAATTGCTCGTGCATCACAATCAACACTGTTTGAGTTCAACGATGAGTTTACACGGGCATCATTTGTAAACTTGGTCACACCATTCTTGCGTGATGTACAAGGTCGTCGTGGTATTATCGATTTTGCGGTGATCTGTGATGAAACTAACAACACGGGCGAAGTCATTGATCGCAATGAATTCGTTGGAGATATTTACATCAAACCTGCTCGCGCAATTAACTTCATTCAATTGAACTTTGTTGCGGTAAGAACAGGCGTAGAATTCTCTGAAATCATTGGACAATTTTAATAAATAGTTATAAGAAATAATAGGAGATCAAAATGGCTTTTAGCGTAACAGATTTTAAGGCAAGAGGTTTACCACGAGGTGGTTACCGTCCTAGTCTCTTTGAGGTGCAGGTACCTGGAAGACTTGGCCAGGACTTTAATTTCCTCGCGAGAGCATCTAATGTTCCAGCTATGACTGTTGAAGCGATTGAAGTACCTTACTTCGGCCGTATTGTCAAAATTGCAGGTAATCGTACCTATGCTGAATGGACAACAACAGTAATGGTTGAGGAAGATTTCTCAGTTCGTGATCAAATTGAACGTTGGTCAATGAGAATCAATCGGGGCGATACAAACGTTCGAGCAGAGGTAAATGAAGAATATAAAGAGGACGCACAAGTTCTTCTTTATGGTAAAAACGGCACTGTCATTCGTCGTTATAATCTTGTTGGTCTTTGGCCTACAGAGGTTGGTACGATCGAACTTACTTGGGATTCTACTGAAATCGGAACCTATGACGTAACATGGGCCTTCGATTTTATGAATGAAGGTTC